CCCGAAGAAGAAGATTGAGCCTGCGGCACTTCCTATTAAGGATGTAGTAGATGGAGACAATAATCCTACTGGTGAAGTAGATATCAAATTCAAACTCAATGCTGTAGGGCTGAATGGCGCAGACCGCTGGGAGCAAAGACCCGCACTATTCGATTCCACTGGCAAGCCTTTAACGGAGATCATTGGAAGTGGATCAACAATCAAAGTGGGTGCTGAGATAGTCCCTTATTACACCAACATGGCAGGAGCAGGCATTACACTCCGCATGAGGGCTGTGCAGGTTCTTGAATTGACTGAATTTCAAAAAGGTGATAACTTTGATTCTTGGTCTTTCTCTAGCGAAAAGGGTTTTGTTAGTAGCGGTGAGAAGACAGTACCAGAGGCTGCTGAAGAGTCTGAACACGGCTTTGACTTCTAAGGTAACGGTTGAGACCGACTCTAAGAGTTGGTACATATTCATACCCATAGTACCTGTGCCTGCATCGAGACCAAGATTTGCTCGGACAGGCAGGGTATACTATGCGGCTCGTTATGTGAACTTTAGGAAGCAAGCGGACATCCTCTTAACAGAGGCTCCTCTTCCTCCTCAGTTTCCTCTTGAGAACCCTGTGGCTGTAACAGTCACATTCATTATCCCTTCTCCTAAGAAGACCAAGAGGATGGCCCCTAGAGGCGACATTGATAACTACTTTAAGTCGTTAGATGTATTGAACGAAGTTGTTTGGAAAGACGACGATCAAATTGTGTGGACTTGTGCCACTAAAGAATATGGTGATTCACCTGGAATTAGATTGGAGGTAATAGAAATTGAGCGAATTCCTGAGACACGAAGCCTGCCCGAATTGCAAGTCGAGAGACAATCTCGCTAGGTACGACGATGGACACGCTTTTTGCTTTGGCTGTGATTATTACGAACATACAGATGGAAAGACATCGAATAAGGAGACTCGACAAATGTCTGGACTAATTGAATATGAAGTTATTCCCCTAAATAAGAGAGGGATTAGCGAAGAAACTTGTAAAAAATGGAAATATGGAGTGGGTGAGTACAGGGGCCGACCAGTTCAAGTGGCTAACTACTTTGATGAGGCAGGGAATCCTGTTGCTCAGAAACTGAGGTTCTCTGATAAGACATTCACTTGGCTAGGAGATACCAAGAAGGTTGGACTTTACGGATGCCATTTATGGAGAGACTCAGGTAAAATGGTTACAATCACCGAAGGAGAAGTAGATGCTTTATCGGTATCTCAGGTGTTTAATCTTAAGTGGCCTGTGGTTTCTATTCCCAATGGAGCAAAGTCTGCTCCGAAGATGATTGCAAAGCACCTTGATTGGTTGGAGTCATTTGAAACTGTTGTGCTGTGCTTTGACCAAGACAAGCAAGGCAGAGAAGCAGCATTGGAATCTGCGCAACAACTCTCACCTGGTAAGGTGAAGATTGTAACTAGCCTTCCAGAGAAGGATGCAAACGAGTGCCTTCAGCAAGGTAGAGTGAAGGACCTTATTGATGCGGTATATGGAGCCAAGAGTTTTAGACCTGATGGAGTAATCCCCGGACAAGAACTTTGGGAGTTGATTGCTAATACTGAGAAGAAGAAGTCTATTCCGTACCCTTGGTCTGGTCTAAATGATAAGTTGTTTGGAATGAGGGGCGGCGAACTTCTCACTCTGACAGCAGGAACTGGCATTGGCAAGTCTAGTGTTGCTAGAGAACTTGCTCTATACCTTATGGATGTTGGACAGAAGGTAGGCTATATTGCACTAGAGGAGAGCGTACAGAAGACCGCAGAGCATATCATGGGTCTTTGGATGAACAAGCCTACACACTTGTGGGATTCGCAGGATGTGGATATGGGGCAGAAGAAGTCCGCCTTTGATAATACTCTTGGCACAGGAAACCTAGTGCTGTACGATCACTGGGGTTCTATTGATCCCGCCAATCTGCTCAATAGAGTGAGGTATATGGCTCGTGCTATGGAGTGCGATTACATCTTCCTCGACCACTTGTCTATTGTAGTTAGTGCTTTGGAAACTGGTGACGAGAGGCGTATGATTGATTCAACTATGACGAGACTGCGATCTCTAGTGGAGGAGACAGGCGTACACCTTGTATTGGTGTCTCACTTGAAGAGACCCGATGGAAGGAGCCATGAAGAAGGCGGCTTTACCAGTCTAGCCCAACTTAGGGGAAGCCACGCAATAGCCCAACTTAGTGATGCGGTTATTGGATGCGAGAGAAATCAGCAGGACGACAGTGACTCAAACCTTCTGACACTACGTGTGCTAAAAAATAGGTACGCAGGCAACACAGGCGTAGCCACAACGCTAGAATACGACGAGTCTACTGGAAGACTTAACGAATGGACGCCGCCCAATCTGATTGATCTTGATGGAATTGAATGATGCGAAAGAGGATGACATGGGAAGAGATTACTCGTGAGATTAACAAATCTCAGGGTACTAATGTCTGCCGTCAGTCCATCCAAGGATCATATGATCGCCTGCTCCGAAAGTTACGAAGATTACTCATAAAGGACCCTGTTATAAAAGACTGGCTCATAGAGCAAGGAATAGACATAGAAGATGATACTACACGCTGATGGTTTTGAAGAAGCCCTGCTTGGACATGCTCAACAGTTTAATAAAGAGTTTGCTGTGTATGATCGGGCGATGTGTATTAAGATTCTTGCTAGAGACATGCCTCTCGATGAGGCAGAAGAGTTTTTTGAATATAACGTGATTGGTGCTTATGTGGGGGAGTTTACACCCGCGTTCCTTACACTGAAAGAAGATGATTATGACGACTTTAATATTTGATATAGAAACCAACGCGATCTCCAACTTCTCTACACTGCTAGGACTGAAGACTATTCATTGCATATCTATAGCGACTCTAGATGGTGAGCCGGAGATTGTGGAAATTGAAGAGGCACTGGAGAGGCTGCGGGTTGCTGATGTTATCGTTGGACATAACATTCAAGATTTTGATATAAGAGCCATACAGCGTCTCTACCCTGACTGGAAACCAGAGGGCTGTGTTAGAGACACACTGATAATGTGCAGGATGCTATGGCCTGACGTACAAAATGAAGACTGGCAAATTCCCCACTTCCCACGACATCTCATTGGAAGACAATCCCTAAAGTCTTGGGGTGTTCGTCTTGGCATCCACAAAGGAGACTTTGGTGAAGACACTGACTGGGAAGTGTTCACTCCTGAAATGGCTAAGTATTGTAATCAAGACGTAAAGGTGACTCAGGCACTATGGAATAAGATACAAGAGGAGGGACCCCCAGTCCGCCCCACGAAAGTCGAACACGAATTCGCGGGAATAATCTCTCAACAAGAGAGAAACGGATTCGCTTTCGACGTAAACGCCGCTAAGGATTTACACTCGGTCCTCTTGGCAGAAAAAGACGAACTACAAAGAACACTACAAAAAGAATTTCCATCACAGACAATCAAGATGAAGACTCCCGCATATTACGAAGACCCTATCTCCAAGGAGAGGTATAGGAAAAAGGGTGATGCTCCTCTGAAGATACGACCAAGGCTGTTGAATGGTGAGTTACGTGTGAAGAAGATACCCTTTAACCCCTCCTCTAGAGACCAGATTGCCAAGGGGTTGATCGGAAAGTATGGGTGGAAACCGTCTGCTTTCACAGGAGAAGGCCGTCCTAAAGTTGATGAATCTGTTCTTGATTTTCTTGAATATCCAGAGGCAAAGTTATTGATTCGGTATCTCACTCTTGTAAAGAGACTGGGTCAAATATCAGATGGTAGGAGGGCATGGCTCAAGGTAGAGGTAGATGGAAGAATCCATGGGAGAGTAAATTCCTGCGGCGCAGTGACATCTCGATGCACTCATAGTCACCCAAATATGGCTCAGGTTCCCAGAGTTGGTGCTATGTGGGGCAAAGAGTGTCGCAGTCTATTCACAGCACCTGAAGGATACGTTCTAGTAGGCGTGGATGCTAGTGGTTTGGAACTGAGGTGCTTGGCTCATTACACCTTCCCCTTTGATGAAGGCAAATACACCGAAGAGATACTCC